AGTTCTGACAATAAGTACGTTCAATATAGGCTCATGGCTGATGAGTTCAGCACTGATGTGGAGGATTGGGAACACGCAGCAAGTGTTGAGGCTTTGGAGAATGGCGATGTCGTTCCTGCCCTCGCTGGCAACCTCGGTTACGGCATCTGCACCACAGGTACATACGATGCTGCGAAGACGGTCAATATCCCGCACTTCATGTTATTTACCAACGGCACCATCAACGTGCTATTCACGACACCAATCAACACCGAGAACGCAACGCTGAACGTGAGTCTGACGGGCGCAAAGCCCATTCGCATCCTCGGACAGAACTTGCCAGCCGGTGTCATTAAGGCTGAGACCTACGTGACAATGGCCTACGACGGAGTTGCATGGAATATCACCAACATCTTCTGCCCTGACGCATCGTTCGACCCCGCTGCACTCTTGGTTGATATGGGCCTGCCCAGCGGCGTAAAGTGGGCGGCTCGTGACATCGACCTCACGAAGCCAGGCGGATTCTGTGAAACGCCTTTCACATACATGAAGTCATTCTTCTCGTGGGGCAATATCGACGGCCACAACCCAAGCAGCGTGTCGGCGTTCGACTACGACTGGGGCGGTATGAACGGAGCCGAACCGTGGTATGATGGCCAGCCCTACGGCAGCACACCAGGTAACACCCTAACGGGTAACATCGCCGTAGGTGAGGACTTCGACGCTGCACGTGCCAACCTCGGTGCGCCGTGGCGTATGCCGACCAATACCGAGTACGGTGAGCTGTTCGCCAACATCAAGTATATCAATGCTGACGGAACGGAGGTGGACACCGCCAAGACTGACAAGCGAGTGACCGTGAACGGCGTGATGGGGCTCTATCTGGAGAGCAGAATCAACGGCGCACGTCTGTTCTTCTCCTGTTCGGGCGGCGGCAGTGGCCGCTCGTGGGGCCTCAGAGGGACCTACGGCTACTACTGGTCCTCGACAATCTACTCAGCCCGCAACGCACGGGACCTGAGCTTCAACAGTGGCGGAGTCTTTCCGCAGTACGGCAGCAATCGGTACAACGGTTTTGCTCTGAGGCCTGTGCAGTAACTTAACTTTTTCGTTCACCCGAAAGAGTAAGACAAGATATATAAAATTAGTAAAGACATAAAACGCAACGAATATGAATAAAGTAAACGGAAAGAAGACTTCCTTTGCACCGATACGCGAGGACGGCAGCCGTATCACTATCTGTTATGGTCTGAAGAAACTGAGTGGCGACCTTTATGAGTGGATGGAGGTGTATCTGTCAAAGAAGCAGATATCACAACTGACCTTTGCCGACGTGAAGGCTGCCATTATTGCCGACATAGACGAGCGCATTAAATCGCAAATTATCGGCGGCATGGTATGGAACGAAAAGCCAGTGTGGTACAGTATTGAGAACCAGATGAACTTCACCAATGCCACAACACCCGTCACACTGAAGATTGGCGAACAGGAAGACGGCACCGCCATCTATGAAAACTTCGAGACAGCAGAGCAGCTTGCAACCTTCTGCGCTGCTTGCAACGCCCACAAGCAGAACGCCCTCATTGCAGGTTGGGCAGAGAAGGACGGTATCGACTGGGCACCCTACGAAGACTACTTCAAGTCAGACGAAGCGCCAGAACCTGAACCAGAACAGCATGTCGATTGACGGGTGGAGCGCAGTAAAAATTTAACATAGTTATTGTAATAACTCAATACATAAGGACGCAGGTTTTCATGGCCTGCGTCAATTTGCTTTTTTGTGCCATCATGAAAAAATATGGATGAAAGTTTTGTGGTTTCAGGAATAATGCTTATCTTTGCACCGCTTAAACTACAATGCGGTACGTCGATGCCGCCATCATAGGTGGCATTTGTTGTATCTGCCATATTAGAATTTTACCCCATTGGGGCAGCAGCGTCGGTCATCCGAATAGGACCCGGTGGCTTCGCATTGTAGGCCATAGCAACGCGCAACGCTGCCCCATATTTATTGCAGATACGATTATGATGACACAAGGATTTTATCAGAGCAATGCGGGAGCAGGTTTCCGCGAGTATTTGACTTCGAGCATGAACGACATGTTCTCACTCGACCTGAGCAGATGCACGTTGATAGAGTGCATCACGAAAATGTGCGAAATCAAGTCGCGTTCGCATCCGAAGATCAAGCAGAACTACAGGATGCTGGTCAACAAGCTGGAGGACATCGAGCGGCAGTTTGGTTGTACCATTATGCCCGCCATGATCAGCAGCGTGTTCTGGAACCACTTTGTGCCGTTCCTCGCAGACCAGGGACTGAAGTATTCCACCATCGGACATGTGAAGGCGAACCTGATTGCGGTGCTTAATTGGTCGTCGAAGTATGGCGTAAAACTGAATCCAAGTTACTCAGAGGTGGACATCCCGAACTATATACCAAGTAAGATTTCTCTCACGCCTGATGAAATCTCGCACATATATCATTTCAAGATAGGCAAAGAGCCGACATATAGTTTCCGCTCGAAGAAGGTACTGAAACTGCGCCGGAACAAGATAGCGACATTGGAACGAGTGCGCGATATGTTCGTGCTGGGTTGCAACCTCGGTCAGCGGTATTCCGACCTGGTGCGCATCAGTCCTGAGAACTTCCGCAATGGGCAGTTCTCCATCGTTCAGCAGAAGACGGGCAACAAATGTTTTGTGCCTATCAATTCGCTGAGCATCGACAGCCGTATCACCTTCGCTATCCTGGAGAAGTACGACTACCATGCACCATATACCGGCGACATCAACAACTACAACACGTATCTGCATGAGCTTTTGCACCACATTGGCGAGGACTTCATGGATGAAGTTCATATCGACAACAAGATCAACGGACAAATTACCCGCGAAACCAAACAACGCTATCAGCTCATATCCTCGCATAGTGCAAGACGCTCATTCGCCACCATCAACACGCTGCGAAACATACCGCGCAACAAGATACTGCGAGCAACAGGTCACAGCAGCGAGAAAGCATTCGTAAGATATATCTGCTATGACGAAGAGAGCTGAATGAGGTTATCCCCAACACTGGGGATGACCTCTTTTTTTGTTGGTAAACCCAGAACCACATAACGCCCGATAGTTAGAAATGACTGTCGGGCGTTTTTTCGTTTCCGGCAGCAAGAAACGAAAAAGAAAATATGGCATACACAAGTGGACTATTGAAGTACCGCGTGACCATCCTGAACAGGACAGAGGCGCAGCAGGGCAAGTTCGGACTTGACAGCGGAGGCATTGAGTTCGAGCCTGCCGGTACGGTGTGGGCATCGGTGGACTGGGCAAAGGGCAAGGGCGCGATGAATGCCGGTGCGCTGGATGTCTATGGCGTGGTGATGATCCGTATGCGCTATAACACCATCGTGAACGAGCGAAGCCGAATCCTCTATGGCGGCAAGACGTACCAGATTATTGGCGAAACGTTCCATGCCGACCGCCAGGAGAACACCATCCAGTTTCATGCCCAGCAAGTAATTAACGACAAATAAAAGGAACTATGACGAAACAGACAATCGCAATCATCCACTTCAACACGCCCGAACTCACCGAGGCTTGCATCCTGAGCATCAAGAAGCATGGCTGCGACTGGCCCATTGTGGTGTTCGACAACAGCCGCGAGGTGACGTGGCCTGCCGGAGAGGGGATGCCCGAAAGAACCATCGAGGCGCACCCATTCACCCGACGGATGAAGGGAGTGAAGGTAATAGACAACACTAAAGGACAGGTGATAGACTTTGAGAGTACGCTGGCGGCTTTCCCCAATAAGTTGCAGGCTCATGCCGCTGTCAACGGCTGGGGCTCCGACTGCCACATGATGACCGTTGACAAGCTCTTCGACCTGCTGCCCGACGGGTTCCTGCTGGTGGAGAGTGACGTGCTGATCAAGGCGGACATCCGTCAGATGTGGCGTGAAGAGTATTCTTTCACGGCCTACGTGCAGAGGTCGCAACGAGGCAATAAGTTCGGCATGGGGCGCATCCTGCCGATGCTGTGCTATCTCAACGTCCCGAAGTTCAAAGCAGAGGGTGTGCGCTACTTTGACCCAGACCGCTCATGGATGCTGCACCCAGACGAGAACGACAAGCGCAACTGGTACGACACGGGCGCATCGCTCTTGGAAGACGTGCTGGCACACCGTCCACGACTGAAGGGCTTGCATGTGGATATTCGCCCAAT